CCCTCTGTTAGTATTAGTATTTTGTACTCTCGCTGTGGTTGTTCTTTCAACTCTTGTTGTTCTTCTTGCTTGTGTTATGGCATCTTCACCTGTGAACTCTAATGGATTTTTAGGTTCTTGTGCTTTTATTTTTTCTACAAGTTCTTTTTCTTTCATTATCTCTTTTGCTCTTGTATCTCTATCTACAGGTTTAGGTTCATCGGGTGGTAAAGAAGCGACATAGTTAGGATTCTCAACTTGTTCATAAGTAATTACCTCATCATAACCTACAAGAAAAGCGTTCTTTACAGTAATCGTACCACCAACCATCTCTTCCGTAAAACCACCATCTTCATCAGCTAAAGTTACTTCAACAACACTCGCATCATTACTACTAATTTTAGCTTCGCCTGATGTGGGTGTTATAAAAGGTTCATATTGTTTTTGTGGAAATGTCAAAGAAGCAAAACCATTTTTATATTTTGCTAAATCTATTTTTTGATTTGGTATAATTCTTACTTCTGTTCTTGATGGTGATATTTCGTGTATGATATATTTGTCATCATATCTAAAAACTTCTTCTCTTGTACTATCATTATTATAATCTAAGGTATCACCTTTATATACTTTTCCGTTTTCTTCTCTTATTTTACCATTCCAAACATCACCATTGGCATCAATAAAAAATGGTTCGGCTGTAAATCCACCCCTATGTCTAATAAACTCATATTTGATTTTATATCTACCTGCTTGAAATCCTAAAGCACGTAAGTCACGACCAGGTTGTATGTTTACTCTTTCTGCTTGTATACCACCCTCTACTCTAGCTGAGTCGATGTAGTTGTCTTCTAAATCATAAACACAATATTTGATAAAATCATGAGATGACTTACCAAAATCAGTTTGTATTTTATAATCACTTTGTGTAGATGTTGCCATTATTTTCTAGCCCTTACGTGTCTACTATCAAAACTTACCACTTCACTAAGTTTTTCACCTGATGCGTCTGTTATCTTACAACGAACATGGTTATCGCCAGGTGCAGGTCCGTATCTTGTACCCATATTGATTTCTATTTTGTTTGTATCTATACCTCTGATTTTATCAGCGTGTTTACTGAATTGTAAACTTGCACCCGTTGAATTATCTACCCACTCATAAGTCAATGTTGGGTCTCCAAGAGCTTTTACTTCAAATACAATATACTGATTACCTTTTCTAATTTTTTTGTTTTTCTTTCTACCATAACCATAAAAAGTTGATTTTACACGAATTTTATCAAGTGTTTTACCTCTATGATTTCCTCTTGGTTGTTTATCAAATCTCAATTTAGGAAACCCATTAGTTTCTGAACCTATAGGTTGGTTTCTATTATCCCACTCTTTTCTACTATACGGAACAGTTGTCTGTCCATAAAGAATCATATCAGCTTGATACTTTGCGTATGCAGCATCTTGTGCTTCTTCTTCAGCTTCAGCTTCTAATACTTGATTTAGATTTTCTTGAATGGTAACTAATCTATCAATCTCATTTTGTAAACGTTCTTTTAGTTTTTTTATTTCATCATCGTCAGTATCTATATAAGTTTGTGATGTTTCATATATGTAACGATGTGAATCTCTTTGCCCCTCACCAGGTATTTCATCTCTTAATTTTTCGTACTCCACAAAAAATTCATCTACTGATAATTTTTTTACAGGATTATTATTTAGTAATTCATTTATTTGCGTGTTTTTGAATAAGTCAGTATTTTCACTTGGAATGCTTACTTCGTTTTTTACAACAATAGTACCTTGTGTTGAACCTAACTCTTCAGCATCAGGTATAGATAAAAACTCACCTGTTTTTAATCTTACATTTGGATTAGCCGCAGTATTAGATCCCGAAGCTGCTGAATCCAAATCTTGTCTTGCGTATAAACTAATTTGTTCTCTTCTAGCGGCCTCGACAACTTTTTCATAATATTCATTATTTTTTAGTTGTTCTTTTGAATAAGGCATTTTATCTCACTATTTTAAATTTCCAACTATCGTAGTAGTAATTTTGTTGAAAGGTTTCACTTGTAGCTGAACCACTTTGTACTTTTATACCAATCTCATATACTCTTTCAGGCTGTAATCCATTCAACCAAAAGTTGAAATAATGTCCCTCTCTATCACAAGACACTCTTGAGCCTGTACCATAAGGTACTATAACATCTTCTGTTACTGAGTCTTTTATTTCATAGAATACACTTGAACTTGGTAAATATTTTACAACTAAACCTTGTGCTGTTGTTGAATAAGTTTTTGCAGGATATCTTTCACGTGCATTTAGTCTAAACTTTGTTTTACTATTTTGTTTATATTCAGGTCTTAGATTTTTGAAGTAGACAATTATATCGTCTAATTGTGAGCCTGATATTGCGTTTAGTGAACCTGTACTCCAATTTGAATCATCCCATCGTACTTCTAATTTAGGTGGATAGATAGTATTTGTATCACGTGAAAAATATTTTAGATTTCCATAACGTGTAGTATTACCCTCTTCTAAATTTGAATTGAGGTTACCAACCCAACCATTTCTCTTTACAATAAATCCATCATTGTTGATAGTTGAATCTAACCATTTATCAACAATATCTGTTACATCCATTCTAACGTCAACGTTGTCAAGAGTCAAAGAGTGTGACGCTTCATATCCACTACCACTAAACCAAGTACCACCTGTATTATTACTACCACTTACCCATTGGTCAGCGGTTGTCTCACCTGTTCTAAATCTCCAACTACATCCCTCTGTAGTTTGAGGATCGTCGTGAAATGTTCCTTGTCCAACACTCCATGATTGACTTACAGGATATGCGTAGAGTTCGTGTGTTCTTGGTAAACCCTCAGAACCTGCATCATAAAGATTCAAATAATATTTAGCACCATTAGCTGAAGATGGAATCAATCCATCTACTACAGATTGTGATATGAAAGTCAAATCAAACTTGATAAGAAATCTTGAAACATTGATTACAGAAGCTGTATCGTTCATATCTTTTCTTACTTCAAGAATTTCATCCATACCTGTATTTACGGATTGTGTTGCTTCTCCCTCATATAAGGTTGCGTCTTCTGTGGCAAATTCAAAATAATGCATTAATAATCTCCTACTACTCTACCTTCAATATCCGACGCGGGAAATTTCAATTCAAATATTGATGGGTCTAACGATGGATATATAACACCATTCTTTGTAGCGGAATCTATGTCGTAAAGATTTCCTGAGTAACCATCAGCAGTTTTATACTTGTTTGTAATTATGATTGGATTGGATGCTAAGTTATCTTCTTTGGGTGGTATTACACCTGATACACCATCTACCAAACTCAACTTATAAACTAAATCAGACATAACGATAGGTTGGTTTATTTGCCATCTATCAATATCAAAAAATGTTTTTACTTCTTCGATAGCTCTTGTCAACACTTCATTTTTATTAGCGGTTGGTTTTGTTAGTATATTGAACTTTACACCGATGTTTATAACAAATGCGTCTTTTAGATTTATAGCATCAGTTATCATTCTGTATTGTCCTAAGTATGTTCTTAGATTTTCTTTTACTGCTTGATTTACAGAAACTAATTTTTTTCTTGAATTGTATCCCAACAAATACATATTGAGAGCTAATGGGTTAGGTATTCTTGATGCTTGTTTTGCCATTAGTATCCTCCTCCTGCTTCAGTAGTTCTTTCTTGTTTGACAACATCAACATTAGAACTTTCATCAACTTGTTGTGCAAATGTTTGTTGTTCTGCTGCAGTATCATCTTGAACATTTTCTTCAGCTTGGTTTAGTTGTTCGTCTTGTACTACATAAACTTTAGCTATATTTCCAAATCTTTGCGGAAGAGATAAAGCTCTAACCATATAATCATCTTTTGTCACTGCTCTATTTTGTGCTTGAAAATAAGCCGCTGCGTTATTTTTTATTTCTTGTAATGATTCACCATCTCTACCACCTGTAGCAGGGTCGGGATTATTTACAGCCACACTATCTTTCGTATCTTGTACAGTTGTACCTGTCAACCCTAATCCCTCAGTATCAATATCAAAAGTTACTTCGCTAAGATTTCTAATATCATTTGGTGGTACGTTATCTTCAACACCACCACCTGTTGCATATCTTACAGTTAGTGTGGTATTAGATGGTGCTAAACCATAAGTTCTTGTTTTCAAAAAGTTCGATGGGTCGAATGCAGTATCTAACTTACTCACTCCACCAGGTAGTGAAGAACCAACGTTATCAGGATTTGGTACAACCTCTTCATCAGGATTGTCAGAAACACCTGCACCAAATCTCATTTCAACTCTACCATCATCTCTGATAAATGTTGTGAATCTTCGTGGTGTCTTTCTCAATTTTAGTAAGTAAGGTGCTGTATCATTGAATTGTACTAACTCACTATCGTTTGCACCTGAATTCTCTATCTCATCAAAAACAGTATCTTGTGCTAAGAAAGGAACTTCGTACCAAGTATTACCATCACTATCGGTACACGATATAACATCAATTACGTTTGGTACAGACAACACGACTTTATTATATTTTTCTGCTGCACCAAATGAAAACGTTTCACTATTCACTTCACCACTTACTGCTCTAACTCTTTTCTTCAACAAATACTTTGTTGGTACATTAGCACTTGTTTCAAATATAGAAACAGTTGTTGGGTCGAAAGAACTTGAAAACTTAAAATTTACATCATCTAAAAATCTAAATGTTTTACCTGTAGATTCAGAACGTACTCTTGAATTACCTTTTACAGTAAGAGCATAATTCATATTTGGTGTTGTATTATCAGCTGAACCTTGAGCAGGTACAGTATGAAATACATCTAAGGTAGCAAATGATGGAAAAGTTATTTTTGGTTTATAACCTAACGACTGAGCGATATCATAAATAGTTTGTGTTTCTTCTGCATATGCTAATATAGATTCTTTGAACTGATTATCCATATAGTAGGATAACACATCACCAACATAGGATGCTAATTCTATAAATAACATACCTGGTGACGACTCATTGAAATCGGTATATGAGTTAGGAAAATATGTCTTAGCAAACTCAATTAGGTCGTTACGAAAGCCTGCAAAATCTTTATTTAGATATTTGACTTCTTTCTTTACGTCTAATTTAGGTCCTATATCGTTACTTGGCATTTACTGCTCCTATGTATTACTTGTGAAGTCTAACTCAATAGCTTCTGTTGATTCAGGACTTGTTGATACAGAAAATTTTATTTCAACATTGACTTTGTTTGGATTTCTATAATCTGAATTTACTACCACTTCATCTATTGAAATGTAAGGTAACCATTTTTCTACAGCTACATTTATAGCTTCCTCAATTCCCTCTTGTTCACCAAACTCGAAAACTTGTTCTAACAATCTTGAACCAAACTCAGGCTGACCTGGCCTCTCACCTAAATTAGTAAGTAAAAGGTTACGTAGATTATGCCTTGCTTGTTCCTTTAGAGTTTTTGTTCTTGAGAACAATCTACCATTATCTCTACCCAAAGGAAAAGACAAACCTATGTAAGTGTTTGGATTTAAATCGTTTTCGAGTTGACCTGCCATTATTTTTTATCAAACCTCTTTACAAGTTCTGAATAATCTCTTGTTAAAGCGTTTACCAAAGGTTCACCAACTTGCTCAGGTGTAACACCTTTTTCTGCTAAAGTTTTTGCAGCGGCCGCTTCAATTTTTTTCTCTTTTGGTGCGTAATCACCATATCCTAATACATCTGCCATATTTTGTGTTGTATATGGTTTTCCACCCATTGTAGGATATTCTTCAGATGCTCCTTTAGTCAACGCTACTGTCTCATTCAAAATATCATTTAATACTTGATTGTCTTTGACGTAGGTTTTGTTGGAGTTGGATACTTTTTTAGGTTGTGCTACTTGCTTCACACTCTCTTGTATAAATATCTCATCAACCTGCTTTTTAACTTCTTGACGAACTACTTTTCTTATAACTTCGATTAGTTGTTTTTTAGTCATTTTTAACTTCCTTATTCTACTGATACTACTCTACTTTTTATATTATTGAGTTGGATTGATATGTTTGTAAGTTTCGATAACACACTCAACGCTTTAGATGCTTGTCCTGCATATTGTTGTGGTGTTGGTGTACCTGGCGTGGGTACAATAATCGGTGTAGTCAAAATTACATTTACAACTGATACCAAATCTTGTAAACCCTCAATCGCCTCTCTCAATAATTCTTCTAATGTGTCACCCTTTACTGCGGGCTCCGTTTCATTCACACCAAGATTTATTCTTGGTGCTATTACATTAAGTTTAGATGACATATCAACATTTGTCGTAGAACCATATAAATTTATGTTCTTCGTTTGTTGACTGCCATTTATCGGTATATTGTCTCTGTTACCAATATTCATTGTTGGTGCATATAAAAACATTTCTTGTTTTGCTTTTACACCAAAATTTTGTAGCGTTGACGTTTCAATATTTCCTTGTGCGAAACTATATATACCACTATCCTTACTATCAAATATCAACTTACCGCTATTCATTACAATTTGTTTTCCACTAAACAAATCAATAAATTCTTGATTGTAAACACCCGAATCGTCATCTTTAGTTACAGGTTGTAAATCAACTGTTTCGTCGGTTGTCATGTAAATAGAAGAACCATCTGCGTTTATATTAGAGTCAACTGCTGAATCTACTGCGGATGCTTCGACTTGAGTTTTTAGTTCATCTAATTCAAATTTATCAGCATCAGATAATTGTCCTACTCGTAACTTTATATTCGGTGATATGGATGCTTCATTTTTTACATTACTACCAATCTGAATACTCTGTCCAAATCTACCATTGATTACGATATCACCCTCATCTTGTGATATTCTTCTAATTCTTTTATTACTTGTAAAATAATCACCAAGTATAGTTGGTTGTGCAGTAGCTTGTTTTTGTTTTATTATACCTGTATCTACTACGGATAAAGTATCAGGACTTCCTTGATTACCACCTACAACCGAAAAACTTTTACCCTTACCTGGCACTGCGACGTTATTTGGAAAACCAAAGAACTCATTGACAATAGTTTCGTAATAAGCTCTACCAAATATATCATATACCCTAACTTGTTCATGTATTAGAGGATAACTTGTAAAATGTGGATTTACAGGATAAGCTATAGGACATTCCTCATCAGGTATATTTTGTTCAGTTCCTATCTTTCTATATCGTATGGCACCAATCTTTTTATGTTGTGGCTCTTCATTCTCATCGAGTGGTACTTCGTTGACGGATGTAAATACCTCAACCACCTGCGCAGTATCAGGTAAACCATCTAATGTATGATTTATCTGTCCAACTATCGGTGTAATGAATTTTCTTATATGATTGTCAACGTCGACAAGTTTGGTAATCCCACCTGATTTATTAGGTTTGGGTATTGTTATTTTCATTAGTTATCCATTGATTGTGAATAAGATTGTATTTGGTCTGAAACAGTTTGTGCTTCTTGAGCCGCTTCGCCCACCGCATCTAACAACTGCTGTTTTTCTGCTTCAGTCAATCCATATTCGTCTTCGGAACCACCTTTACTTTGTGCTGAAACTAATCTCTGTACGATTGCAGCAACTTTTACAAGTTGGTCATCGTTTTTGACATTTATTTCAAGGTACTCTTTTAACATAGGAACTATCTGTACAGCCGTATCTCCATCCTTGATAAACGTAACAAGTTCCCTTGTTAGGACATCAAGTTGCTGTCTATTCTTCTCTGTATTGTCATAAATGTCTTTGAATAAGTCAGATAGAGACTTTCCTTCAAAAACTTCATAATCTGCTGACATATAAACTCCGTGCTTGTTGATTTTATGATTATAAATAGGATTTTTTTATAGTTTTTTCTCAATAATAAATATATGATTATTTATTTTTAGATAGTTATATATGAGGTTGCTTCGGTTATTTCAACTGACGCAGCCTTTTTTTGTTAACTAACGGGAGATAACCATGAAGGAAGTCGTAACAATGGTCAAAGGATATGTTGATGATTTAGCTCATCTATTGATGTCCTTTGTAGCTATCGGTGCTGTTTCTGAAGTAATATTTGGAAGCGGTATCTTTGGCGTCAATGTTATTGGTAACCTAACACAAATAATCAACACATTCGGCGAATCTGGCTTCGCTGGATTAGTCGCTTTGTTGGTGTTAGTGGGTTTATTTCGTAAGTAGGACACGGAATAGTCTTATATTTCCTACGATATAGGACATAAAAAAAGGGGAGCGAAAGTTCCCCTTTTTTGTTTGTAGCCCGTAGGGGAATCGAACCCCTGTTGCAGGAATGAAAATCCTGAGTCCTAACCACTAGACGAACGGGCCATTGAGCCATCTGTCAGATTCGAACTGACGACCTGCTGATTACAAATCAGCTGCTCTACCAACTGAGCTAAGATGGC